CAGGAAGTTTAAACCCAAATACTTCACCAGTTTCTGGATTATACACTTTCTTCGCATATCCTGTAACAGTATCCCATATTTGAGAAATGCTAGGTAATTCAGGCATTGTGAATCCAAACACTTCACCAGTAGCAGGATCATATATCTTTTTACCAAAGGATACAACTGTATCAAAAATATCAGAAATAGAAGGTAATTCAGGCAACTTGAATCCAAATACTTCACCAGTAGCAGGATCATATATTTTGCTTGCAAATCCTGTCACCATTCCCCATATATCGGAAATGCTCGGAAGTTCTGGTAGTGTAAATCCAAATACTTCACCAGTTTCTGGATTGTAGATCATTTTTCCAAAGTTAATTAAACTATCTGTAATTTCGGATATTGAAGGTAGGCTTGGAAGAAATCCAAAAATCATATCTTTAAATGCAGTAAATTTCTCACCTATATAACCAAACACATTACCAAAGAAAGTTTTAACAACATCAAATGGACTGGTCGAGGCTTCTCCTTCAACTTCGGCTTCTTTATCAGAACCAAATCCGAAAAGATCTGCGAAGAAATCATAAACACCACTAAAGAAATTCTTGATAATAGTTAATGGATTCCAACTAATATCAAATCCAAGAAAATCGAATATATCACTTACAAATGCTTCAAGAATATTAAATGCAGAAAGGAATATCCCTGTAATTGAATCCCATATTTGTCCCAATCCACCAAGTATTTTTCCTGCATCAAATGTAAAAATTCCAACAACAATATCAACAATTCCAGAAACAGCACTAAATACTGCATCTAATATGTTATCTACTTCAGCTGTTAGTGATGCAGCAAGTTTATCAAATCCTAGAAACTCAAGAATCCAAGCAGCTGCACCTGTTAGCATCCTTAATATACCACCTATAGCTTCATCTAGAAAATTTATAACACCTTGTTTAATACCTTCAATTATACCACCTTCTTCGTATCCTTTCATAAAACCAGAAACAAAATCAAATACACCCATAATAACAGTAATAGGAAGAAATAATTTTCCTAATACTCTACCAATTGTTTTTGCTATATTTCCTATGAAACTAAATCCATTTAAAAACCCTGCAGCACTCTTTGCTATATCAATTATTTTTTCAAAAATTCTTACGATGGGAGTTATAAATCTTCTTATACTTGCAGACACACTTCTGATTATTCTGCCTATAAAAGATCCAAACCTTTTGATAGGATTAATTATTCTTTTAAATGTGTTTTTGATTCCATCAAAAACTAATGATACACTGTCAAACAAATCAAATAAAAAATCTAATGATAAATTTTTGAAAAAATATTCTCCTAATTTAGTTTTTTTGAAACCATCTACTATTTTGTCAAAAAAACTAACCAATCCTTTGAGAGGTTTAAATACATCACCTATTTTTAAATCTGTTAAAAATTTTAAATCTTTTCCTATAGTTTTGAAGAATTCTACCAAAGCAATTACTGGAGCAGCAATCAGGGCAGCAATTAAACCAAGACCAAATCCACTTTTTTCTTTTAAACTATCTAATCCTTTGCCTAATCCAAGAACAGAATCATTGATTGTTTCTAAGATTTTAGTATTTTTCTCTGCAAGTTTTTGTTCATCTCTTTTTGCTTCAAGATCTGCGGATGTTTTTTTATCATCTTTTGGTGTAATTGCTTTTACAACACTGTCTGCTAAAGTTGCTTCAACTGGTTCTTTTTTTCCTAAAAATTTATTAATAAATTGTTTATCAACCCCATATTTTTTTGCTGAATCTTCTAATTTTTTAGCTAATTCATCTGGTGTCAATGAAGGTTCTAAAATTTTAATACTTTCTTGTATTAATTCAAGTTGTTTTAGGCTTGCATCTTCTTTAGCTTTGTTTTTATCTGCTTGTTTTTTAGCTAGTTCAAATTCTTTTTTAGAATTGAAACCTAAACTTTCCCTAAGTTTTTTTTGTTCTTTATTTTCAAATTTAAATAAATCTACTAATCCTTTAGTTGCTTTTCCACCAAAATATTTTCCTATTCCAACAACAGAACGCAATCCAGGAACAGAAGATGCAATATCATTTCCAAGAGTTTTAATATCACCAACCAGTGTATCAAAATCATTTCTTATAATATCAACAACAGCTGTTGCTGCTTCATTTTTTGTTGTTGATTTTCTTATTTCTTGATTAGTTTCTCTTAACTCACCAAGAAGTTTTTTAAACCGTTTTTCTTCGTCTGCTATTGCCATTTATTACTTCCTTGACATGTATGCTTGTGCACCGAAATAAAAACCAACAATTGATGCTTGCCCCAGATAAAACAATCCCAACAAATCACCTAATGCAGCTACTCTTGATTCAGGCACCAAAGGTGTAAATAATATTCCAGTAAATACAACCATGCTAAGAATTGAAACCCATGACATACGTTTCTGTGCTTCAGCTTTCTCTTCTCTCAATTCAAGTTCAAGTATTTCTGTTGCTCTTTTCATTTCTTCTTCCGTAACATCACCACTTCCGTTTATATCATACTTTTTAAAAAGTTCTTGAATGCTTTTGTTAGGCATTTTTAACCTCTTGATTGTTGATTCATCTTCTCATGGCGTTGTTTCATTTTTTCATCTTCAATGTGTTGCAACAATAATCCGACATAAACTTCTCTCTCCCACGGCAACATATGTTCAATTTCTGTCAATGAATATTTGTGATGTTGCATTAATGAAAAATTCAAACGATAATAATTTTCCAAACTATTGTGAGAGAGACCTACTAGAAAAAATTTTGCAGTCCTTCAATTACTAAATCACTTTCTACACCTGTTTTTGGATTTTTAATTTTAGTTCTATATCGAACTTTTGGCATATCCTCAAAGAAACTTTGTAATTTCATGAATTGTTGATGACTCATAGAATTTACAAATTCTTCTAGTTCTTTTTTTGTAATATCATTTTTATCATAAACTTCATCAGCATCATAAATTTGACCAATGCAATTTTTAATGATTTCAAATCCAGCATTTGGATCTTCCATATTCATTCCAGATACATTGTTTACTCTTGGGTAATTCATAATCACACCCACAGTATCTGTTAATTCAATTTTGTTTGTATGTTCATCTGATTTCTCGCAAACAACATCTTCAAGATTAATATCAACTTCAACCTTTGTTTCTCCGTCATCTGGACATGTAACTGTTACAGTTGATACTTCACCGATTGACTTTGCTCTTAATTGAATAAAGATATATTCTAGATCGAATATCGGAAGTTTTTTTGCATCTATCTTTTTAAATGTGCATTCATTAATGATATTTTCAACAGCTTTGATAATATCTTTCTCATCACCTGTTTGTTGAGCAATGAGAAGCATTTTTTCTTCTTTGACCAAAAATGGTCTAAATTCTATTTCTTCATTTGTCGATGGTACAGTCAATTCATATTTGTTTACTGCTAATGATGGTAACGCCATTATTTCCTTTCATAAGTTATTCTTCAATCCAATCTCTGAATGCCATAGAAACATTTAGTTTTGATGCTTCACTTCTGCTATCTGCACTGAGTGTTATCAATTCAACAGTTTTAGGAAATGCTTCATAAACTTTGCAACTAAAAACAACTTCATCAGTTTTGGATAATTGTTTAATCGTCATGTCACGGACATAATTCGAATAATAATACATATCATATGTATTTGGGTTGTAAATGGTTTTCTGCCAATTATCAAAATATCTTTTAATATCTAATTTTTCATCAAGAAGAAATGTCATTGAAATAGAATCATTTAATATTAATCCTTGAGCTATTTCATGAGTTGGACCATAAATATTATCATTTGTTTGCGATTCAATTGTTCTTCCAGGAAGTTCGACTGATTGGCACCAAAGTGATACTAGATTATCATCAGCAACTCCAGATGTAGCTCCAGGAGAATTAATATTTACTTCAAATCTATTTGGTTTTGATATTCCAAACTTTTTAACTGATTCAAAAAATGTAATAGAATTACTACTAAATGCTGCGCTCATGAGTTAATCATCCTTCTAGAATCATAATAGACTTTATTTCTGGTCACGTTGGTAAAATCTTGAACAGGTAACATCAATGCCAATTTAAATTCTTCATGTTTTATTTTTACAAATGGAGAACGCACATGATTCTTTAAGTATTTTTTGATGGTTGGTCTTATTTCTTTGAAGTTTTTGATGTTTCTCCACTCTGTCAATATTCTTTTTTCATTTTCTCTTGTTCTTTCAAATCTCATTAATTTTTCCATCAATGAAATTCTATACGGAATAGAAACATAATGAAAATTAATTCCTAAAAAATATCTACTTGTTTCATCAATGGGAATTATTAATGGAAATTTGTCATAATAAGGCAATGTTTTTTTGTATTTCGCATCATAAACAAAAAAGTTCATGCTACCCACATTCAATGAATAGTTTGTTGACTCTTTTTGTAATAATTGTTTTTGTGATGGTACGCCAAACTCTCTAACTTTCTGTTGAAACCAACGATAAGATCTTTCTTGTCCACCAGTTTGTCTGAGAATTTGGTCAAAATAGTTATCTGCCATACAATTATTTATTCTATATTTTCAATTCATTTTCTGTAATAAGTTTAAATTCCATTTTACGATCAGAGCACCATTCCATTGCAGCTTTCCATTTTGCTTCATTTATTCCCCATGTTTTTACTTCATTTAAATATTTGGTTGTTTTTCTTTTTGGCACTTTTGGTGGTGAACATTGAACTTTTGGTTTGATTTCAATAATCATGTTTTTTATTTCACCTGTTTGTTGCTTTACTTTTATGAAAAAATCTGGAAAATAACGATGTATTCGATTGTCAATCGGAGAACGATATGGAATTACTATTTCTTCTGAAGCCCAAGATATAATTGATTCATTCATGTCACAATAAACCATGAATTTTCTTTCCCACAAAGAACGATAAACAATTTTATAAGGATCTCCAACATATTTTTTCTTATTTGTTGGTATATATTTTCCCTTGTATGCCATATAAATAATAGTAAATTCTTGATATGAGGATATTTAGCTAAGTGGCAACAACAGCATTAGAAAGATTGAATAATAAAGGTAAAACTAAAGCAGGTATAAATTTACAGTTTCCATTAGATCTTGGATCTGAAAAGTCTTCCTATTATACTTTATTTAAAATATACGAAACAAAAACATCAACATTACCACAACTTGATTATATTTTAGGTTCTGGTGGACCTAATTTAAGTTCTATTACATTAAAAAGACCAGTAGAAGAAAAGGCATCAGATTTTATTGCTTTATATATGCCAGCTTCTATAACCAATGTACAAAATGCTGCATATGGTAATGTAGAAATGGGTAATGTTATAGCAGCAATGCAGGCATTCGGTAGAACTGACACGGGCGAACTATCTAGTGCGGCTGGCGGATTGGGTGAATTCGTAAAACAGATTGGTGAACAAAGATTAAAACAAGGCGGAGCAGAAGCAAGATCATTGGTCGGAGCTTATGAAATTCAATCTGGAAGAATTTTAAACAACAGAACAGAATTAATTTTTGATTCTATTGATAGAAGATCATTTACCTTTGATTTTAAAATGATACCAAGAACAGCAGCAGAAGCGTTGGCAATTAAAAAAATAGTCAATAAATTTAGGTATCACATGTCACCAAATATTGATGAAGCAGCAATTACAAATAGAACAATGATTGTTCCTTCATTATTTGAAGTTGAATTCAAACCAAATACCAATAATTATTTACCGAAAATTGGAAAATCAGTATGCACTTCATGTAATGTAACATATGGTGGAGCTAGACCGCAATTTTATAATGATGGTTCTCCTGTTGAAACATCAATGACAATAACATTACAAGAACTAGAATTGATAACAAAAACACGTATTGATGGGGGTTATTAATTAATGTCATATTATTTTAATAAATTTGAAAAAATACAATATGACATAAAAGGTGATGGTAAATATGTTACCATGACAAATTTAATGGTGAGAGCAAAGGTTAGAGATTATTTAAAAAACATATTGGTCAATTTTGATTATTATGATGTTGTTCCTGGAGAAACACCAGAATCAATAGCATATTATTATTATGAAGATGTTGGATTGTATTGGTTGGTATTATTGGCAAATAATATAACAGATTATTTCAGAGATTGGCCAATGTCTACTGCTAAGTTTGAAAGCTATGTGAAAGAAAAATATCAAAATGTGGATGAAATTCATCATTACGAAATTTACCCTGCATACGGAAAAATAGAAACTATTCAAATACCAAATAATATCGGTTATCCTAATGCTATACCTATCACAAATTATGTCTATGAAGATAATCTGCAAAAAGAGAGATCAAAGATTAAATTAATAAAGCCGCAATTTACAGAACAGTTTGTGAGAGAATTTGAGAATATAGTAAAGGGTTAAGATGTCAAGAACTGCTTTAAGATATGCAGGGGATTTTTACATAGAAGAAATTCAATTACTCACCACCAAAGGTGGGTCGGTTGATTTAAAAGATATTATATCATCAATAGATATTTTTGAAGATATTGGTACACATGCGATTACTGGTTCAATTTCTTTCATGGATACCAATAATCTAATCTATAATTTGCCAATCATAGGACAAGAAAGATTATTTTTAAAAGTATACACTCCTCAAAATTCTCCTTCTGACCAAACAATAATAGATTTTACAAAAAACGCACTATATATTAATAGAATTATTAATATTACAGATTATAATGATCAAACAAAAATAGTTACATTGTCATTCACGACTCAAGACATTTATATGAATAGTCGTGTAAGAGTTTCTAGATCATATACTGGTGAGCCTTCTGATATTATTAAAAAGATACTTCGTGCACCAACATTGTTGGATTCAAAAAAGAAATTGTTTTTTGAAAAAACATCAAACAATTATAAATTTGTAATTCCAAATATGAGACCATTTTCAGCAATTAATATGATTGCTCAAAAATCTCTTTCTGCAACACACAATTTCTCTCCCACATATCTGTTCTATGAAACATGTTTTGGTTATCATTTTAGAAGTGTAGATAGTATGTTTAATAGTCAAACTGTTTCTGCCATATTCAGAGAACACAATCCAACAATTCTTGATGAAAATGGTTCAAAGAATTTAGTGGCTGACATGCAAAATTTGAGGGAATTGTCTATTGTAAATTCTCAAGATAGTTTTTTGAATACAAGAATGGGAATGTATTCCTCCAATATTATACTTTATGATTGGTATTCAAAAAGTGTAACAAAAAAAGAATATAATTATTTGGACAATTTTCCAAAAGACAAACATGCACAACAAAATGCTGTTGAAGGTTCCTCATATCCATTAGTCTCAGAAGCAAAAGAATATAACAGCAAAAGAATATCAGATTTTCCAGACTCAATTCAATTTCTTCAAAGCACAATTCTCGATGGGGTAAAAGATAAAAATTATTATGAATTAGCAGGATCTACTCATGCTGATTACACTAATCCTTATCAAGGAAACAATGTGGAAAAATGGTGTATGAGAAGAAGATCTAGATTGGCTCAATTAGAATCTGGAATAATGATTCAAGTTGAAGTAATAGGTAGAACAAACATACAAGCAGGTGATCTTGTGGAAATTGAAATTCCTTCTTCCACAACTTCCACAAATGATAAATTTAACAAATATCTTTCTGGAAGATATTTAATCAAACAATTACATCATTCATTTTCAACCAAATCAGGTGACGCAAAACATGTTTGTCATATGACATTGGTTAGAGATGATGTAAGTGAAACATATCCAGCAGTCGGAACTGGTCCAGGAGGGTCAGCATGGGTCGATGCTGGAGATGCAGCAAACCAATCAGTATAAGGAGGAACTGCCAAACATTCTATATTATTTCCATTCAACCTCAATATGGAGACTTCATGTCTACAAAACTAAAAAATCGAGTACGTAAGATGAACTTCCAACGGCAAGGAAATGAAAGGAAATTTGAAACATTGGTAGAAGATGACACTAATTATTATGACAAACTCTATCTTGACAAAACTAAAAAATTTTTAAAGAAAATGAAAAATATCGCTTGACATTTTATTTTTTTGAGGTATAGTATTTATTCTTTATATTTTTATGGAGAGAAAATATGAAAACCATCATGATTTGCAGAAAGCCATATATTGACTTGACTTTTACAGGTGAGTGGAGATTCGGCAAAGAAAACTGGTCTGACACTCACCATTTCGTAGAGTACTATATTGGACCTCTGCTCATCAGGCATTTTTATGAAAAGATGGAAACTAATAGCAATTCTGTACGATGAGGACCATGATGTCATTGAAGCAACTCAGTACGGATTCAATACATATTTCGAGTGTATGGAATACCGAGAACTTTTAATGATCGAATGCTCTTTGGATCCAGAAGTCTATGATTATAAATTTACAGTGGTGAATTCATAAAAAATGCTTGACATTTCTTTTTTTCTTTAGTATAATGATCAGGTGTTGAATTGATAATGATACTCTCTCATAGAGATTGACAATGAATTATACAGATCTTGTTTTTGCTCTTCTTGGATTAGCTATGTTCTCATCTGTAATGGCATTAGCTCTGACAGGCGGCATTTGACTCAAATGCGCCTATAGTTAAACGGATATAACAGAAGACTTCTAATCTTCCATTCTAGGTTCGATTCCTAGTGGGCGCACCATTTTCTATAAAGGAGACATGTCCGAATTACGATTTGAAAAAACTGATTCAAATCCTACTCTTGATTTTAAATTCAAACCAAGAGTCCTCACTGAAGGCAAAACAAAAATCATTGAAACGCATCAAGAACCTTCCATAAATTATAAAAACATCGTACAAATCACAACAAAGGATGTGCTGACTGCAAATGATGGAATCAAACAAGACTCAGTTGATGTATCCATTGATAAAACCAATCAAACCTGTAACATCTTTCAGCTTCTAGAAAAAGAAGGTGTTTCTACCTCATTACTTCGTCAAATCAGTAATACCAAATTTCTAGCAAAACAAACAAATGTCCTTCCGTATGAATGCGTAGTTCGCAGAAGAGCACATGGTTCTTTTTTAAAAAGGCATCCAGATCGTATTGATGGTGAATATTTTTCCCCACCAGTGATTGAGTTCTTTTCAAAACTTGCCTTTGTTCCGCCATGTGGTGCTCATGAAGAGTTATATGCAATCTTAGACTCACCACGACTAATGGAAGAACATCGAGCAAGAAAATTTTATTTGCGTGACGGAGAATGGATTCATCCTGTTGAAACAGATCCAATGATTATATTTAATTTTTATGAATGGAGAGAAAAGGGTGAAGATAAGAATTCCAAAGATGGATTTAAATTGGACATTTATTCTGCAAAGAAACCACAAAGAAATGCAAAAAGATTAATGCAATTAGATTCTTCGCTTACAGTTCAAGAATATCTTGATATTGTTGATCTGATGAAGAATGTATTTCGTATTCTTGAGCGAGCATGGAAAAACTTTGACATCGAATTGATTGATTTGAAAATTGAAGTTGGATATGATTATGATGAAGGCAAACTAATTGTTTCTGATGTGATTGATAATGATAGCTGGAGATTATGGCCAGAAGGTGAACAATTAAAACAACTTGACAAGCAAGCATATAGAGATGGAGAATCACTTGATGCTGTGCTGAGAAAATATAAAATAGTCACAGACTACACAAGGCATTTTCTATCATGACAGTATACATAGCAGCACCATTTGGTAACTATATTAAAACTAAAAAGACCAGAAGTGTGATTGGAACATTTACACTCGAAAGAAGAACAGGTCTTCTCAAACAAATTATTACAACATTAAGATATAAAAATGGAGCATGGTATAATGCGATTGGGCTGAGGAATCCAGGAATAGGACATGGACTTCAACATTATGATAGAAGTCGTGGTGATGTTCTTTCAATTGCTGCAATTCAACCTGTCGATTGGAAAATATTGAATAACATTCTACCAGAAGACATTGATGTTGAGTTGAATCTAAGCTGTCCAAATATTGATCATTTTGATGATTACACCAAAGACATTGATTTGTTTTTAAATCAAAAAAGAATGGTAATTGCAAAACTATCACCAAAAACAACAGCAGAAAATGTGAAAGAATTGTTAGAGATGGGATTTACCAATTTCCATTGTTGCAATACACTGCCAACAAAAGATGGTGGAATGAGTGGTAAGAAGTTGATGATATATGTTGACAGACTTGTAAGAATGATCAAGCATTTTAGTGCAGATACGCACATAATAGCTGGAGGAGGAATTGAAACAATTGAAGACATAGAAAGATACAAGGCTTTGGGTGCATCCTCATTTTCACTAGGAACTGTTTGTTTTAATCCAATCAAATTATATAAAGTGTTACATGAATTATAAAGATTCTGGAGTTAATACTGAATTGGCAGAAAACTTGGTCAAGAAACATGTATCTAAGTTTTTAAATCAAATAGGAAAATTTGCTGCTTCAGTTGACACATATGTGCGTGCTCATAGCTCAGATTTGGTAGCAAGTGTTGATGGAGTTGGAACCAAAGTATTGCTGGCAAAACAATACAAAGAATTGACCAATTATTCATTGAATAACATTGGAAAAGATTGTGTTGCAATGGTCATGAATGACATTGCATGCGAAAATGCCAAACCAATTATGTTTATGGATTATTTTGCCACAGGTAAACTGGATGAATCTGATTATCAAGAGGTTCTTTCTGGTATGCATGAATATTGCGAACAACTACATATTCCTATTCTTGGTGGTGAAACAGCAGAACTTCCAGGAATGTTTGTAGAAGGTGCATTTGATGTTTGCGGATTTGGACTTGGAATTCGATGGGATAACATTGTACAAATGAAAGAAGGTGATGTTGTAATCGGATTCGAAAGTAGTGGTGTTCATAGCAATGGATTCAGTTTAATCCGTAAAATCATTGATGAAGAATATGGTGGATTGCTCGGATTGATTGATCACCATCCAGGATTGACAGAAAAACTTTTGCGTTCAACAAAATTATATGAATATAACATTGATGTATTGAGGAGATATGACATACCAATCAGCGGAATTGCTCACATCACAGGCGGAGGTTTCTCTAACATACATAGAGTTATTCCTGAAGGTCTTGCAGTTTCTTGGAATTTAGAAGAGGATTACTATAACTGCAGAGATATCTTTGAATGGATACGAAGTAATTCAGGTCTTACCATTGAGGAAATGAGAAACACATTTAACTGTGGAATCGGAATGATGGCAGTAGTTCAAGAACTAACAGCCGATGAGTTATCAGAAGAATTTATCGTATTAGGAGAAATCGTAAAATGTACGTAGTCTATGTAAAAGAGGATCCCGATTTTCCAGTAAAATTTTTGTTTAATCCAACTCAAGCATTGAAACATTCAAAGTTATTACAAAAAATGATAGGAGATAGAACAGTGGTTGTTGAGAAAGTAGTCACAAAAGATTTTTTAGAAGATAGTCTTGGAAAAGAATCATGAAAAAAGCAACAAAGAAAATTTATAAGAAGGTAAAGGAAATGGAATTAAATAATCCAATTGTTCAAGTGTTAATTGGTCTTGTCATTTTTTATATTGGACTTAAAATGTTTGCTGGTGGAATGAAATCAATGGGTGACATTGAACAAATGAAAGTATTCATTGACAATCCATATTACATGTTTTTAGGTGGAATTATCATGACACTTTTATGGCAAAGTTCATCTTTATCAACAACAGCAATTATTGCATTGGTTTCATCTGGTGCATTACCTTTACCATCTGCATTAGCAGCTGTTCTTGGTGCAAATATTGGAACAACAGGTACAATCTGGATTGCTGGATTGCTAGTATCAGATGGAATACCAACAGGTGCAACTAGACAAATTGCTATTGCACATACTGGTTTTAACATGTTGATGGGATTATCACTGTTACCATTTGTTTATCCAATTGCAAGATTTTTGAATAGATTTTAATTATAAATATTAATAAACTCTACAAGGAAAAATAATATGGCAACTGTAGTTCTTTCACACCATTACAATACTGCTGGTAGTGAAGCATATGTACAAGAATTGGAATCACAATCTGCTGCAACATATGTAGGCAAAGAAGGTGAATTATTTTATGACCCAACAACAAGTGTATTGAGAGTTTCTGATGGAAGCACAGCAGGAGGCGTTACTGTTGGATCTCAATCATCACAAATTACTGATAGTACTAATGCTACTACAATTGAAGCAACTTCATCACAATTAAATGTTACAGGACACTTAATTCCTACAAGTAATAATACATATGATTTAGGAACTGCTGAATTTAAGTGGAGAGATTTTTATTTATCAGATGCTACCATTTACACGGATTCAGGAAAATTATCTGTTGGTAGCACAGCTAACAGTGGTGAAGGTGGAGATAATTTAGTAAGTGGAACAGAGTTGAAGCAAATAGTTGCTTCATCTACATCATGGGAAGATTTTCAACAACGAATGATGAATTTTGATTTTTAATTAGGAAAAAGAAATGATTTTAAAACTTAAATCAACTTCTGTTGACATTGGAACAACTCCAGGAACAGTTGACAATGCTTCAGTTGTTTCTGTGATTAATACAACAGCCAGTCCAGTAGTAATTGACGTTAATGGAAACAGTGCTCATATTGCTGCTGGTGAAAGAGTAGTTTTTGAAAAAGAACCTGCTCATGTAATTGGAGCAAGTGCTGCTCTTGTTTATGCAACCGCAATTGCATATTCTATTTCTTGATTTGTTATAAAAACAATATTATATAAGGCGAAATGAAATTACCATATTATATGCAGCGACAGTGGGACAGTCTCATTGACAATTGTAAAGAAGACAAAGCCAAAGGAAAAACATCTATCACAGGTAATTCTATGAATGATACATATCTTGCAATTGACAAGATATTGAAAGAATTGCCTGGAAATCCTCTTGACAATTATAAAATACCAGAAAAACTCATCTACATTTCTTGTCCCTTTGGGCATTCAAATGAACACATAGTCGAGAATCGTGTAAATTTCGCAAATTCTTATTATGTGCAGCTTCTCAAAAGCAATCAAAATGCAATCAGTCCTCTCACAATCGGTAATGTTCTAAGAACATATATGCCAGAGCATCAATGGGATTCTAAATTTTGGATGCCAATTGATCTTCATCTGCTAGAAAAATGTGATGAGATGCATGTTCTTTGTTTGGCAGGATGGAGAAACTCAAAAGGTGTGAAAGAGGAAATAGACTTTTGTGAAAGAAAAGGAATTCCAATAAAATATGTTTCAATCGTGGAACAACGTGAAGGTGATTGGGATTATGCAAAAGAATCATTTCAATTTGTAATGAACGACAATGTCTGAGTCACGAATGGTATATGTAGTAATCTGGGAATACGAGAACGCCAACAGTGGTGTCAGCGCAATTTTTGACAATGAAGAAGCAGCAAATGAATACAAACACTGGTGTGAACACAAAAACGACTACAACAACGTCTACCATGTTGTCAAATTTGTCGTTGGTACGAAGTGTCACACATGATCCACCAATAGAAGATCTTCAAGAATATCTAGATGAAATTAAAATATTATTGAGTGAGATAAATGAACCCAGTTCTTATGCAAATGCAACCAAGACAGCTGGATGAATGCATTGAATCAATTTATCAAAATGTAAACATTCCGAAGGTATGGTTTCGAGCATTTGACGAACCTAGTGTATGTGCTGCAATGAATGAATTTGTAGCAACAACCAGCTATTCACATTATATCATCAATTCAGATGATGTCATTGTATACAAAGATGCATTTGATTGCGTAATGAATCATGCTGAGGAATACAAGGTATTCACAGGCTGGGTAAACATGCATATGCATGGTGATCAGATGAGCGAAATCTCGAATGTCACCAAAGGCAGACTTACACTAAAAGGGCAATTTCCTGTTCGTGACGATTATCCTCCTTGGCATACAATTGAAAATGTTTTATCAATGTTGGGTCCACAACCTACTTCATATGCTAGCTTTGCAATTTCTTGTTTTGCTCGAGAAGTTTTAACAAGATATCCTCTCCAAACATATTCCAATGGCAATTCTTCAGATCATCATCTTGCCTTCAGAATGCAAAAAGATGGAATTTATAGTGCATATACTCATCGTGATGCTTTTTGTTTGCATCTTCGACAAGGATGGGCACCATACAAAAAGAAATGGTTAGTTGGAAATCAAAAACCAGAGATCATATATGAGCTTTGATATTTCAAAAGTAATAGTTGCATTAGATAACTATTCGGTTCCAATGGCAAGAGAAGTCATTTCTCATTGGAGTCCAAAAGTATATGGATTCAAAATGAATCATACATTGTATCCATATATTGGCAAGGAATACAACAACATCTTTTGCGACTACAAGTTGTTTGACATTCCAAATACAATGTGCACTGTGATTGAACATTTGATTGATACTGGTGCAGAAATGGTGACTATTCATATGAACAACAATAAAAGTGCAATCGAAAGTCTGTCAATATATGCCAATGAAATCAAACTGCTTGGTGTAACTCTTTTGACCAGCTGGGAATACAAGGATATTGACAAAGTTTATCATTCTTCAATGTATTCAAATTACATAAGATCAGTAAATTTGATGGAAGAAAATGGATTCTGGGGTATGATCTGCAGTCCACATGATATTGAGGAAATGCCAAAAACCAATCTGAAGAAAATCTGTCCAGGAATACGACCCAAGCCGATGGGGGATGACCAGATTCGGACTGCCACACCAGAAGAGGCATTCGCAGCTGGAGCAGACTATCTGGTGATGGGTCGAAGTTTTTTTGCTAATATGTGAAAAAAGTGCTTGACATTTATGATTATCATCAATATAATAGTGACTTTGATAGCATTTGCAACATTAGGTGCAATTTTTATTTTAGTTTATGAAACACTCAAATCAAAATAAAAATGAAAAAAGATCAAAAAAATCCTTGACATTTTGAAAACAATCCTGTAGAATAGATTCATACGATTGATGATGATAACCTTTTCTGAGATTGATGATGCTTGATGATGAATTGCTTGAATATGAAGAGTTGTTCTCAATGTTGGATGACATGGATCAAGATCGATTTGGCTCTCTTCCAGAACAAGAGGTAGAATGAACATTGACAAGTATGATCAATCACGCTGCTTACCATT